CGGTGTTCTGCGCTTCCGCGTGGAAGGTGGTCCTGGCTATGAGTTCAGCAAGACGGCTTCTGTCGATCTGCATCCCCATCTGCGCGAAGATTACATCACCAAGATGATGCCGGTCGATTACGACCCTCTGGCTCCTGCGCCATTATTTCATGCGTTTCTGGAGCGCATCATGCCCAACATCGAGATGCGCCAGTTCCTGCAACGATGGCTTGGCTTATCAATGACATCTCTGACCGGCGAACAGAAGTTCGCTTTCTTTTTTGGTTCCGGAGCGAACGGCAAATCGGTTCTCATAGATCTGATTGCCAAGATGATGGGCGACTATTCCGCGACGGCTAAGATCGAAAGTCTGACCGGCAGAACGCGGCGCGGTGGCGGGGACGCAACTCCGGACCTCATGCCCCTGGTCGGGTCGCGCATGGTGCGCGCTTCTGAGGGTGAAGAGGGTGATCGCCTGCAAGAAGGAACCATCAAGGGTCTGACCGGCGGTGAGCCGATCATGGTACGCGCCCTGCATTCGGATTTCATCCAGGTACATCCGCAGTTTAAGTTGACCATCAGCGGCAACCACAAACCCGATATACGGGGCACGGATGACGGTATCTGGCGCAGGATCCTGCTGGTCCCATTCGATGTGCAGATCCCGTCGTCAGAAAGAGATGAGGGGCTCGGCCGAAAGCTTTGGCTTGAACGCTCCGGCATCCTGAACTGGTTGGTCGAAGGGCTGGTGGATTATCTCGAGGGCGGTTTGCAGGAGCCTGACGATGTGCTTGAGGCAACGCGGGGATATCGAGAGGACAGCGACCCGATCGGCTCGTTCCTGAAAGATGCTTGCGTGGTCAGCGGTGACCCGAATGACTTCATCACGGCCAGAGACTTGATCGATGGTTTCAATCTCTGGATCGACATGCGCGGTGAAGGGATGTGGGGCGAACGCACCGTATCAAACCGCATTAAAGGCATGGCGAACAGGTATCGATGTTCGTCGACGAACAAGCTGTTCAGTCCAGGCAAGCGACACGTCAGCGGATACCGCGGCATCCGGTTCACAGACACGTTCCTTCGTGAATACGACAATGCACCTCGCAACGCCAAAGGTCGGCCTGTTGCGCGCACGACTGGCTTTGCCGGTCAGCAGGGGCAATTCTGATACGGGCCTTGATCGCCAGAGCAATTACAGGCAGGCTCCGTGCCCCACACCCCGATTTCATCTTCTTCGAAATTAAGGGTCGAACCGGTCGGACTGGACCCCATGTCGCCGGAGTTTATTTTGACCGGGGTCTGGGGAATTTGTGCGAAATCAGTGTGTTGCAGCCCAAAAACGGCCCGAACGGCTCGAACGGCCTGAAATGCGAGGTATACGCATGCGCGCGAGAATAGAGGGGTTAGGGGAATCAGGTTGCTTTCATGCGTTACTTGGCATCTCGGGCCGTTCGGGCCGTTCGGGCCGTGATCCGCCTTTTGTGCCCCTGTTTTTATGGGTTTGCGAATTTGATGTTTCGTCATTCTCAAGCCCCTCTTTCTTCTTTCAGACCGATCAGACCCCCTCTTTTTCAAACGAAAACAACAGATAGTTGACGAATAGAAAAGAGGCACAAGATATGGGAAAAGCGATGTACATAGGGCAGAAAGCAACGGTTCAAAAGGTTGCAGGTACAGCTGATCAGCTTGGTCGTGTGCGCCAGACGATATCTATTCAGCGCCTCCTCGAATGGGCTTTCGCAGATGAATGCGCATCGGTTGATTTTGAGGACGCGGGCACCTTGAGTGCTGGCTATGGCATGATCGGCAATGCTGGCCTGATGGCTGACTATGGTGCGCTTGGCTGCCGTGTATCTGGTGGTGGCCGGTCGCTTCCAGATCCTGATGCTGATCTGGTCGCTGCAGCTGTGGCTGTGCTTCCTGAGGGTTGCGGTGGCAGGCGCATGGCTGTGCAAATCGCTGAACTTGCAAGGACGCGGCGTGTGCCTGATGCTATGGTCGGGGCTGTTTCTCATTGCGTGCCCGTAAGTCTGACGCACAACCGACACGGCACAGCGGGGAAAGCTGAAGTAATTGGAACTGAATATGAGATCAGAAAAGGGCGTCGTGTCGAGTATCAAGTCCGGATATGTCCCTGCACCTATACACCAACTGCTTCACAGATAGCCGCAGCTCGGCGCAACTATCTTGGTTGGTGGGGTGCGCTTTTGGAACTACGTGCGACCTTCCAGTCGTTCAACAACCTCAGCCGTTGGGAAGTATCAGATGATCTTCCACGTATAAAGCCATGGTTGCCAAGTAGCGTGTCTCGGCACATTGGCCCTCAGGCCGTCGAAGAGGCGCGCTGAGGGCTAAGCTTCGGCAATCTGACTTCAAACTTGTTGACAGCAACTTTCTAGCCCTCTAGACAAAATACAGCAACAGAATTGCGCCCGGACTGTAAACCCGCTCCGGGCGCTTTGCGTTTGGGGAGGTCGGATCATGCTAAACATGGACATTGATCCCTCTGACCTTGCCCGTGGGCTGAACGACGTCGAACGGAAACAGGTGCCGATCGCGACTGTCTGGGGTTTGAATGACACGGCAAGCGATGTGCTGGCGCATATGCAATCGCAGATGGACGTGGTCTTCGATAAGCCCACGCGCTTTGCCAAGAATGCATTCATGGTGTGGCGCGCGACCAAGGCGACCATGACGGCAGAGGTCAAGGAACGCCCGTCGGTTGGGGCGCGCCATTTCCTGAAGGTGCAGGAACGTGGTGGTGCCCGTGGCCAGACAGGCTTGGAAAAGCTGCTGGATAGTCGGCTGAACTATGAAGGGCAGATCGTGGCGGTTGTCCCAGCGGCGGGGGCGAAGTTAAACGCCTTTGGCAACTGGTCGCCCGGTGAACGGAACAAGGTGCTGTCGGCAGTCCAGTCGCAGCGCGACAGTCAGGCCAACAGCACGGATGCCTCGAAGGCGAGGAGCAAGAGCAGGGTTGGCTACTTCGTGCCGCGTCCCGGTTCAAAGTTGTCGGCGGGTGTCTGGAAGCGTAGCGGCAAGAAGGGCAGTCTGACAAAGATCCTGCACTTCACGACAGCGATGCCAACCTATGACAAGCGGTTGGGCTTCTATGATGGTGCGCAGAGCGTTTTTGATGACCAATTCCCGATCAACTTCGCCCGGGCATTTCAGAAGGCGATGGCCACGGCCAGATAAACGCGCGGGTCCTTCCATACAAAGGATCCTACAGGGGTAATTCGCACCCCGGTTTGTGGGCGTTTTTTGGAATTTGTGTGGTTCGAGAAGGGGTTGTTGTTGGAGTTTTCTTGACAGTGGAACATGAAGGGCAAGCGCCGGACCTCATGCCGGTGGATATTTCTGTTGAGCTGGCCGATCTCATTGCGCGCTATCCGCTGCCTGCCGGTGTCCTGGATGCGGACATGAACCAGACTGAAATGGCGCAAGCGCTGAAGACATCGATGCCGACCATCAATAAATGGATCAGCAGCGAGAACATGCCCGTCGTCCAGGAGGGCGGGTTGGGTAAAGCTTATATCCTGCGGCTGTCGCATTGCTGGGCATGGAAACAGGCGCGCGACGATTCCGAGAGGGTGCGGCAGCGCCACAGTGCCAGCCAGATCAACGCGCTGCAGGCGAGCTTTCTGGGCATCGATATCGAGGATCCGCAAGCGTCGCTGTCGGCAAAACAGCGATCGGAGCTGGCGCAGGCGGATATCCTACATAGCAAGGCGATGCAGCAGCGCCGGCAGCTGGTGCCGCTGGATGACATAGTGGAGCTGCTGGAAAGCATCTTCACGATCACGCGCGACAAGATCGAGGCGATGCCGGACATCCTTGAGCGCGAATTGGGGTTGAGGCCGGAACAGGTGGTGATGGTGCAGCGGATCGGTGCGGATCTGCTGACCAGCCTGTCCGAAAAGATCGAGGAAAAAGAACTGAGCGAACGCGACGTGGTCGATGTCGAGGTTCAGAAACAATGGCTGATCTAGAGGGACTGATCGCGATGCAAATGCTGCACGATTATGAACCTCTGCCACCTTACACGGATCCTCGATCGGCTTTGAAGCTTGCACTGCCCGCGCTGCGTCCCGCTGAGCAAATCAGTGTGACGGAATCCGCCGAGCGGAATATGCGTGTCAACGTTTCAGGGCAGTGGCAGCCGTTCCGGCGCGATGTGACGCCCTATATGGTCGAGCCGACCGACATGATCGCCTCGCGGACCTATCGCGGTCTCGTGTTCTGCGGACCATCGCAGTCGGGCAAGACACAAATGCTGCAGGCAGCACTTGCCTATACGATCGCAAGCGATCCCGGCCGGGTGGCTTTGTTTCAGATGACGCGGGACGCTGCGGCTGAATTCGAGCGAAACAAGCTTTCGCCGACGGTGCGTAACAGTCCTGAACTTCGCAACCGGTTGTCGAAGGGCCGCGGTGCCGACAACATGTACC